TTCTATAACTTGGGCTTCTTCTGCACTACCTACTTCCCCAAGAATTGGTACAACTACTGCTCCACGACCAGAACCTACACGATCTTCTACTATAATATCAGGAGGAGAAATATAATTATTACCTCTATTAATCACTATAACTTCAGTAAGAGCACCATCAATAACTTCACATGCTAATTGACATCTATCACCAAATGAAAGTCCTAAAGAAGGTTGTCTGACACTATCCATTATGGTAGAGGATCCATATCCAATACCATTTGTCTTTAAATGAGCTCCTTGAACAGAACCTCTAAAGATTGGTTGAAGTTTAGCCTGAAAATCGACTGTAGATACACCAACACGCTCTACTGTTGATATTCCAACCAATCCTGTTATAGAAACATTAATAGCAGGATAATTAAAACAATGATATCCAGAACCAATGGATGTTAAATCAATAAATTGTTGAGTATCATAATAAATTGTCTTATCAATAGTTGCTATACCTACTTGAGATAATTTAAAACTATTATCATCAATTACAGTTACATAATAATCCGTATTGCTACTAAGACCCGAAATTACTTGAGAAAATGTTCCAACTCCAGAAAGACGAGTATCAACATATGGATTTTCTATAGTATAATTTATAATTTCACCAGATTTATATCCATGATTATTAACAGTAATAAGATTTGCAGAAGTATCAATTCCTGCTGTTGTAGTAGTTCTCTTTTTATATGAATATCCACTTCCTGAACTAACAACGTTGACGGAATCTAAAATAAGTTTTTGATGAACTGTTTCTAAACTTTGCCTTCCTACTCCATAATCAGTTATAACCATTGTATTAATTCCTACAATAGAATCTCCTTGTGTAGGCATTAATTTAATTTGGAACTCATCAACAACATGGACATAATATAATGCATCAGTAGCAAGACCTACTAATCCATCTTGTCCACCAGTTCTATAATATACTGGTTCATTATTTCTAAATTTATGAAAAGTTGTAAACCCAATTATTGATTGAGTAGCACCAATACCTATATCATTAACACTTTGTGCATTAAAAGTTGGATTATGATCAACCAACTTCATATTTGGTTGAGCAACTGCTCCCTCACCATTACCACCAGTAATTGTAATAAGAGGAGTTTGTCTATAATCAAATCCAGTATCTTTAATTTGAATACTCTTTAAGTTTCCAACTATATCAACATTTCCAGTTGCTCCAATTCCTGTATTATCATTAATACTCAAAAGAGGAGGATTTATAATATCATAATCCTCTCCTGGTGCTAATACTTCAATTTCTTCAATTTTTCCAGAATGTACAACTTGTTTTCCTTTATAATTTTGTATCTCAACACCATTAATCAAAATTCCAGTACGACCAGGTCTAGTTTTGGATATAGTTGAGTCTGTTACTGGTTGATGAATAGACCTTAAAATTCTTTGGGATTCTAATGTTTTTTCTTTAAACTTATAAGGTTCAATTTTATTATTCTTAACAGTTACAGTACTTGAAAGCTCAATAAAATTACTATTCTGAATATCTGTTAAACTTTTAGCAAGTCTTATTCTAGATGCATCTAATCTCTTTACAAAATATAAACCTTCATCCCATAAGTAAGTATAAGTTACAACTCTTTTTTTAGTATCCCCAAAAGAGTCAACATAAGTTTCTTCCACCTTTTCTGGAGTATACCAAATAGCATCTCCTGTATAGAAACCATGATCTTTAGTAGTTGTAATTTGCCATGAACCACCTGCAGCAAATTGACCATTAAGATGAATAGTTTGATCAGAAACGTTAAGTGGTTGCGAATTATATGTTGGTATAGAAGGAGATGCAACTAAAAAGTCATTTCCTTGCTTATAGGTATTTTGTACGTTAGTAATAAATCTAGAAGACTCAGGATAAGTATTTGATATTGATTTTAAGAGTTTTCTATTAACAGTATAACTATCACTAGTAGTAAGATCTCCTTGACCCTTAACAATGAAGGATTTTGTAGATTTAATTTCACTGATGGTAGAAATTGGTTTTTCTATCTTATCAGTACCAGTAAGTGCTACATTATCACCTACTCTAAAGGAATGTACAGAATCTAAATTAACAAGATAAGTGTTATCTGAAGAATCAATTAATTCTATATTTTTAACATTATATTGCGATGCAACATTATAAAACCAAGCACGACCTTTAAAAGTATTATCATTAACACCTAAAGTTTTAATTTCTGCAACATCATTGTGAGAATAATATCTATTATTCTGACCAAAAGCAAAATCATGTAATACGGAGGTGATTCTTACTTTAACAGTACTTCCATCACCAGTATTTGAAGCAGCATAGCAATATGTGTTTATTCCAACGTCTTCAGCATCCTTAATAATTCCAGTTACATTTGTGCAATCAAAAAATTGGTTTAAATTCTTTGCAGAATATGAAACAATTCCAGTTGTAGTATCATTATAAACTACAGATAATTCTCCAGCATTTGGAAATCCAACAGTAGAATCTACATCAAATATAGTAGCACCTGCAGAAACACCACCAATCAATCTAGTTTTTGGATGAACAACAAATTCACCATAAGTTGCTCCCTGCACTCTAGAATCTCTATTATATCCAGCATCTAAACTAATTTTATAGTATGTCTTTGCTATTCCAGTAATACCAGGACTAATAACCTCTACATTAGTAATTGGTGCATATGCCTTCTCAATAAATGGTGGATCACCATACTTATCTTGAAATAATGTTGCATTCTCCAATTCCATTGGATTTCCGTCAACACCTTCAACACAAAAATCATTTGTAATCAAATAATGTGCATTTGATGGAGTAAAGAGAAAATCTCTTGGTCTTATAATTTCTACGGGTTCATTATATAATGCTCTAAATAAAATCTCAAAAGCACCATCTGTTCCCTTACTTCTATAAAAATCAGTTGCATTTTTTATAAAAGTACTATGATTTATGTCTTTATGTAACTTTCTTTCTTCAAATCCTGGTAAAAGTTGATGTTTTGTCTTTACTAAGAAATCTTTAAGGAAGAGATTACTTAAATTCTCTATCTTAGCACCTTTTTCATGCTTATCGGCAATTGTAGAGTCAAAAACTAGTTGATCAGGACGATCTGCTGCTCTATATGAAGAAATTCCACTAAATCCTCTAACACAATTTTTGAAATTAGAAGAATCCTTTGATTTATACGTAATTATCTCATCATCAATCTTCAATAGACCATAAGCATCAGGAAAACCTTCGGTTCCTGAAGGATAATTGGATAAATCAACAGAAATTGTATTAGCAGCAAAATTAATATTAGATCCTAACCCAACATGTTCTGTTAAATTGGTTAAATTATCAATTTTTGTATAATCATCAATATTTTGAATCAAATCAACAGGAGCACCCCGAAATTCTTGCGAAACATAGTAACTTTTAAGAAAATCCGAAACTAAAGGAAATTCTGTCTGTACATATGCTGGAAGTTGATTCTCAACTATGTTCTGAAATTGAACTCTTTTTTCTGCCATTTTATACTCTTACTAATGCTCCGTTTTGATAACTTGAGCTAACAATATAATTAGAACCTGAAGGATCAAGTCCAGAAGATATTTCATCCACGATTGGATCAAATATACTACCTCCTATATCTAGTTGTAAATACAAATCCTGTAATCCAATAACATCATTTGATCTAGGTGGCACGGATAACTCAATAATTGATTGACCATCCTTTATTTTTCCAGCTCTGATAGTAATTGGGTTCAATGTAATGATTCCAGATTGATAATTGATAGTACCAATATTTCTTCTTACAATTGTAGGACTTACTGAATTTACATTAGGTACAGTAAACAAGAAAAGAGATCCAGTTACTCTAGTTCTATTAGGAATATCTGAAATATAAACAGGTTGTCTAATACCATCAATCCTAAATCCAGTAGACTTAATATTAAATCCACTCATACTCTTAATATGGAATTGGTTACCAAATCCAATAGAATATTCAGTAACCTTATTTAATACAACTCTCAAGTCTCTTCTCATAGTTACTGTTGTAATATTTGAAGTGATTGCATCATGACTTTGATCAACTATGCCCAAAAACTTACTGTATTTAAATCTCGCTCCATATCTATTTAACTCAGTTGATTCAGCGTACTTATTCGCATTATTTTCAACAATAGAACTTACAGAAGCACCTGTTTGTGCTAAATTTGAGTTATAATAGATTTTTGAGTTAACTTCAAGATAAAGATACTTAAGATCTAAGATTTCTGGGATAATTCCCGCTACAGCATACTTCTTTAGCTTTAATCTAATGTTTTCTTTAATCAAATTAGGTAAAAAATCACCAGTTCTTGGTTTTATGCTAATAAAGACCTTTCCATACTGAGGAGGATTCAATTCTTCACCCCCAAAAACAGAAATTGACTCAGTTTCGGGATAAATTCTCGCTGGAATCAAAGATTCATAGTCTGCAGCAGAAACTGCTCTGTTTTGTGATGAATATATCCTTGGAGCGAACTTTCTAATCGACTCAACCGACTCAATATTCTCTCCACCAGTAGAAAATGAGTTTGTAGTAACCAAAGAGATGCCAGAAGTCACTTTATGGGTGATTCCATTCCTTTCATAGACCAAATTTCCCGCAAAAGTCATCTGTGCGACACCATTTCCAGTATCACCGTTTGAAACAATGTAATCTACGTCAATAAAATTACCTTCTTCGAGTGCTTTTCCAAAAACACCGTCTCCAAAGAAGATTTGATACCTTTCATCTGCTATTTCCTGCAAATAATAGATTTTTGAATTTCCATCAACGTCAAAAAGGCTATTTTGGGCAGAATATTTTGTTTTTGCCGTTGCTTGTTCGTTACTTTTAACATTTACGGCAATTAAATCAGTGTCAATACCAATATTTTGTAAAATAAACTTCTGAGTTGGATTTCGAGTGCTATAAGTGAAGTTAGTATTTAAAAGAGTACCTTCATAAATGGGAATATTAACAAAATTAGCAACATTATTGTAAACTGGGACAGAAATATCTTCTAAAATCGAAAAAACGTAAGATTGATTACCAAAAGCACCTGCAGTAGTTGCTACAGCACCTTTTTTAATGGTTATAATAGAGGGTTGGGGTACAATATTAGTCGTATTAATGAAAAAACTGATAGATGAACGTGCTGCTTTCCTTGAACGAGGTAAATATCCAATATTTCTTGCTAAAGATACTATATTTTCTCTTAAACTTGCACTATCAATGAATACTTCATTACTAACCATGTTAGCATTGTATGAAGTTATGTAAGTATTGTATGCCAATAGGTCAATAACAGTCGAAAGATTGGATCCTTCGAAGTCATAATCCGTAAAATTTGCATTTGTCTGAAGATAATCCTTCAGAGTTGTCTTTATCTGGTCAAAATCCAGATTTGAGAAATTAACTAGTGGCATTTTATTACCTGTTTGATTCTAAAACGAATTCTAATTGTTGTGGTGGAACATCTGCCCCAATAATCTCATATACAATGATGACATCAAAAGTATTATTATCATAATTAGGGAATGCTCTTACACCTTCACCTACTAATTTAACTCTTGGTTCATAACGAGTAATTGATCCTTGAATTTCATCAACAATAATACTCGCAGTAACATCATTTATATTTTCAAATAGACTTTCTGTAATTCTAGAACCAAAATCTTCATTAAACCACTTTTCTCCAGGTATAGTAAATACTATATTTTTAATGGATCTAGCAATTGCATTAGTATTTTTAATCGCAATGAGGTCTTTAGACAAAGGATTTGCCTGAAAAGTCATACTAAGGTCTTTAAAACCATTATTTACCCTTTGAAGAGGCATAGAATGTGGGAGATATTACAATTATAATTTATTTATTAAGGTTTATATACTAAAATTCTGCGAGAGGGATAGAATCTATGTCATAATCGAGTCCATCTTCCTCAAAATCATCTTTTCTCTTCTCATATAGGTCATTTTGGACTTTAAAATCGTATTTTTTAGGTGTTAATTGGTCATTTGCTATTTCTCGAAGCATTTTCTTATTAGAGTTTTCCATTTTTCGCCAAAATTAACGATACTAACATTAGTTATAATAGCACTTATAGGAATATTCATAAAACGTAGTAAACAATCCTTCTAGAGGCATATAAGTGTCTCTGAAACGCAATAAAAAAGACCCTTAACGGGTCTTGTTATTATGTTCTTCCTTGTCCTCGGTATTTCTTACGAGCCGAGTTTCGAGAGGTGGCGGCATACTTGGTATGTTTTCCATTTCCCTGTCGAGTCTTTTTCGGGGTTGCCTCAATAAATTCTGATGAACCCCATGCTCCTGTTTTTGTTCTGACTGGCATTTAAGTTGTTCCTATACGTAGTTGTTTAAATTTGTTATCTAATGACTCCTTCGAGGCACGGACCTGATATTGAACATCGTCTCTACGAGAAAGTTCGGTGAGAATCGCTGCTTGCAAATCCCAAAGGTCTTCTGAACTCTTATTGGGCAAATGTGAGTCTGCCCATTTCTGAAGATTCTTCTCCATTAGATAATACGAGATTTTTCGTGCCCTACACGAATACGAGGATCGCACCATATATCCATGCCTTCATCAATGGCATCTAAACAGAACGATACGTCTTCTCCGCACATGTCTTGAACTGCCCCTGATTCAAAGACTTGCATCTTCGGAGCAAACCAAGGATAAGGAAGTTGCTCAAATACGCCGTGCTTAATCATAACCCAACCAAAACCTGTGTAGTCTACAGTGAAAGGTTTCTTACGCTTACTGATAGATTCCACAGTCTCATGGTTCATAACTCCACCATTCTTACGGAAGTCCTCTTCGTCTAACCAATGTGCGACAGAGGTAGTCTTGCCGTCTTCAGTGGCATACCAACCAGCAGTTATCTTACGGCACTTGTCATCATCTATTGAGCCGTCTTCGTTTTGTGCTTCTGCTGGACATGCAAGATCACATAACTGCCAGAATTTGTTTGTGTCAAAGACAATATCCGAGTCAATCCATAATTGGTAATCGTAGT